GTCCATATGGGTGGCGATGATGCCAATGGATCCCACCTGGGCGGTGGGGCCGGAGATGAACAGCGAATCGGCGGCTGAACCAATCCAATAGGCGGCAGAGGCCATGGTGCCGTTGGCCAGGGCGATGATCGGTTTTCTGCCTCGGGCCTCGTAAATCGTTTGAGCCAACTCCGCCGTACCGTCCACGGCACCACCAGGTGAATCGATGTTTAGGACAATGCGGTTTACCGATTCATCACGAATTGCCGAGTTAAAATCCCGTTGGATCAGCTCCGTGGAGACGCCACCGCTGACCTGGCTGAACAGGTTCATCCGCCGGGCAATGACGCCGTGGATTGGGATGACGGCGGTGCCATTAACTACCTCATAACCCTGGGGTGGGTTGTTTAAGGGTGCTCCAATTTGAGCCTCCACAGCGGTCAGGTTGACCTGCTCACCACGTAAGTGGCTGTCATACACCCCTTGGATTTCCACCAACTTGTCCGGGGTAATCGCCCAGGGTGATGTCATCACATCAAGCAGCGTCATCATCGCCCTCCTTTTCAGGGGCTGAATCGTCATCCGTCGGTTTTCCTTCACTGGCAGGATCTGGCGTGCTGGTCTTATTCATCAGCAATCCCCCCGCTTTACGCATTTGCTGTTCCCGTACCCGCCGTTCATGGACTGTGTCGAAGTCGGTGCCCTTCATCTCTGTAGCCTCGTCATCAATGGTGGAGATGCCTGCTTCAATCCGCTTGATGGCGGCGTTGACCTCCTTCTCCTCATCGATGGCACCACGGGCAGGGCCAATCCATTTAGCACGGGTCCAAGCCGCACGCAAGGCGGGGTCGTCGTAACCGGGTGCTGTAATGCGTCCTCGGGCCACTGCCTCGTCAAACCACAACTCATAAATCGGCTGACAAAATTTAAGGGCAAACCAGGTACGCCGCTGGTTGTAAAACTTCCAGGCTTGCAACATCGCCGCTCGGGCCGCCGAGTAGCTGGAGCGATAGTCCAGCATCAGCTCATCCATGGGAATTTCCAAAGCGGCTCCGATCTGCCGCAGGATGGCAGAGACAAACGGCTCAAATGCGGTGTTAGGTCGGCCTGGGTTGGCCGTATCGACACTCTCACCCGGGGCCAAGCCAACCACGGCGGCATTGCCCAGCTTGATGTCGCCGCCTTCCTCGCCATAACTTTCTGGTGATTGGCCAGCAGACAGGCCTTGGAGTTGGGTATCTCCCATGTCTGAGCGGATAAACACCGTGAACATCCCCGCCACCACGGCGGCGGCAAGCTCCGCATCCGAATAGCGGTCCAGCTGTTTTAATGGTTCCAGGATCGGTGCGATGAACGGGATGCCACGGGCTTGACCGGGCCGATCCCGCCACAGCACGTGCATTACCCGGCGACGGCCGGTGTGTTGGCCAAACACCCGCAATGTGTCCCAGCGTTCCTGGGTAACCAAGGGGTTGCCCGGAAAGGATTTTAAGACGTTGTAAAACAGCGGTGCGCCGTGGCGGTCGAACTGGATACCGGCGACAAGGCGTTCCGAATCGGGTTTTCTCTGCCGATTGCAGATTCGGTCCGCCTCAACCATCTGTAGCTTGAGGCCGTAGATGGATCCTGGGCGTTCAAGGAATGGGGTGTTAACGAACACGTCGCCGGAGACCAGGGCGGAAACAAGTGCCAAACTTTGCAGTTGGTAAAAACTGTCGGTGCGTTCGATGTCGCATTCTGACGACTCCGCCCACAAACGAAACTCCCGCTCGATCTGGTCGTTGTAGTCAGCTGCCTCTTCAGAACTGATACCCAAACTTTTGGCGTCGATGTTGGCCTGGTGGCGCAGGCCGGTGCCGATGACGTTGGAGCGGGCACGGCCAATCACCGCACGGGCCAGTGGTTGATTGCGGTATGCATCACGGCTGCGGGCGGTTAAGGTGCCACGCTCCGGTTCGGTCTCCGCGTTGGCGGAGCCTAGGCCCGGGATCCACGACCATAGGGAACGTCGGGTGGTGCTGGCGCCCTTGTGGGTGGTGTTCAGGGCTGCCAGTTGCACCGCTGCCATACGGCGCTTCAGTGCCCACTGAGGTGCTACCTTTGAAAGCATGTCAGCCATCGATCGGAATTACTCCACCGATCCGAATACCACCCTGGGACATACGCACCACAAGGGCGTTCCAAAACTTGATTTTCTCGGTAATCATCCCGGCATCCGCACGGGTCAGGGCACGGCCGCCAATGCTGTAGGACTGGCCTGATGCCACGGCAGCATCCGCGCTAACCCAGTTGTCCAGGGCCGTTCGTGCCTGTTTTATGGTGATCCCTGCCATCAAATACCTCCGTTTAACATCCGTCGTCGGCGTGGCTTGTTTTGCACAAACGCCTCTGCCTTGCCACGATCTACCGCCGCATCGATCTGTTTGGCCAATAGCTCCAAATCAGGATTAGCGATCCCCAGTGCTGCCGTGGCGTACACCCGGCAGTCCAACGCCTCCACCCGCCGGTGGCTGGTCTTAGGTTCCCAGCGATGCGCCATCCGCCCCTTGCTCTCCACCTGCACCTTCTGTTCACCCGTCAGCTGATGGAAATACTCTTGGTTGTAACTCGTTGGGAAGTGGCAGTAACCAGGCCCCGGCTCTGCCGCATTCAATCGCGAGAAATACAGGGTCTCTTTTGCCCCATCCACGCCGATCGAAAACAGCTTTACCTTGCCCTTGTTGTTCTTCGAAAAGCCGGATACCAGGGGTAGCCCTGCGCCACCACGGCCTTTTAGGGCAAACACCCCACGGCCTTGCCGGGGCTTCACGAACCGATAAGTCTGTTCCGTGTAGTGACCACCGGTATCGATACCGGCGGCAGTAATGCGAAGGGTCACACCTGATTCATGCAGCCAGGTCTTGTTGAGGTGGTCATCTAACCGCTTCCATAGTTCCTCTTTGCCCGGGTCGCCGTGGAATACGTCGTATTGAATGCCCCAGCTTTCTTCGCCAGGGCCCCAGGCCACCACTTCACATTCGAGTCGATCGTCCTGAACATCCACCCCGCAGGTGAGCAGGCAGGCACCGCTTGGTACCTCCGGCCCGTACACCTCACGGCGTGCGTAAAGCGGATCCTCATCAACCGAGTCGCCCGCTTCCTGCCAGGATTCACCCAAGGTGGTATTCACCCAGGTTTTAAGGGTTTCTGGGGTTTTCTTTGCCTCCAGGAATGCTTCGACAATCTCACTAAACTGGGTCCAAGGCGAATACATCTCATTGATGTGGAATCCCGCCACCTTGCTGTCCCGATTTCCCGCTCGCCACTCACCGGCAGCCAACATCTCCGGCTTATCCGCATCGGTGATACTTTTTCCACACCGCTCACACTCGTAAACCGTCGTCTCCGGCAGGTGGCGCTTTCCGTTTTTCCCCCACCGAATCTGGACCCATTTGAGGGTTTGTTTCACTTTACAGTGGGGGCACGGAACAAAATAGCGCCGCTGGTCGCTGCCCTCCCACGCCATCTCAATACGACTCTTACCCTTGATGGTCGGGGTGCTGGCCAGCACAATCTTGCGATTCCAAAACGCTGCCGTCCGTTTCTTCGCCAGACTGACCGGATCACCTTCCGTACCAGCCGAAACCGGGAACCGGTCCACCTCGTCGCACAGCAACACCCGGATGGGTCTTGATGCCAGCCCCGCCGGGCTGTTGGCCCCGGCGATGGTCAGCCGCCCACCGGGGAAGGTCTTATGAAGCTGCGTGTTGCCCGAGTCCCGGGTGCGCGGATCCCTGATCTTGCCCCGCAACGCCGGCGTGTCCCGAACCATGGGGGCCAGCCGATCCTTACTCCAGGCCTGCCCCATCTCCAAGGTGGGCTGAATTACCAAAATCGGCGCCGGGTCCTGGTCGATGTAGTAACCGACCACGTTGCCGATAATCTCCGTAGCACCTACCTGGGCGCTCTTGATGAACACCACCTGTTCGATGGATGCATCGGAGACCGCATCCATGATCCCCTTCTGGTAGGGAGCCCTGTCCGTTCGCCACCGCCCGGGCTCCGGGCAGTGTTCGCCACTTAATACACGTTCCCTATCCGCCCACTGACTCACCGTCAGCCGGGGTGGGGGCCGCCAGAGTCGGAGCTTCGCCATCACCGCCGAGCGTATCGACGTCAATGGCGGCAAGCTCGTGGAGGGCCTCATCAGTTACTCGTGTCAGAATCTCCCGCACCTCGGCGGCTTTACGTTTACGCGCCACCAGTGGGGCGGCCCGTGTGGGGATGGCCAATATCCGTGACCGGCAGGCCACAATCACCTGTTCAAGCAGGGCCGCCGCTTCGTCCACCGGAACCAGCTCTCCACGCAGTTGGAAAAGTTCGATTTCTTCCCGGTCCGCCTTCAATCTCGTGAGCCGCGCCCGTTCTGCGTGGGCGTCTGCCGGTGCTCCGTTTCCTTGGGCCCGGTCCCGCAGGTATTTGATGTACCCCCGCACCGCCTGCACCAGGTCATAGCGGCCGTTATCGGCTTTTGGAATCACACCGTCCCGGGCTAGCTGCTGCACCCGACGTTCGGTCAGGTCCAACAGCTTGGCGATGGTTTTGACCGGGTAGGTGGTGCTCATGGGTCCGGAGCCTGCTCCAATTGGAGCACCCTCAACGTCTCGAATACTCGGCGCAGGCAAAAGCTACGGGCCAACGACACCACCGTGAAGATGGCGCCAATGGCCAGGTTTTCAGTCAGCGACGGGGTCATCCCGAATAACGGAAAAACCAAGATCTGGGTTAGCACCGCCACGCCATAACCCACGGCAACATTGGCGACTGATTCAACCAACGACATCAGGCGGGACTGGCGCACGGCACACCCCGTTCCTCAGCCACCTGGTCAAAGGTCCGCCCATTATCATCCAAGGTCGCTTCCTTGCCGGTAGCCTCCTGCCACCGGTTAATGGCCACATCCACGAAGGCCGGTGAAATCTCCATAGCTCGGACCTTCCTGCCCAGGCGCTCACCTGCAATAAGTTGGGATCCGGAACCCGAAAACGGCTCGAAGCAAATGTCACCAACCTGCGTGTGCTTGCGCATGGGGATGGCGAACACCTCAATGGGCTTTTGCGCTGTCTCTTATAC